TATCGGACAATATCATTTATGCATATTTGGAGCAAGTATAAGAATGACGACAAATAGACTAAATAATAGATTCACCTATTAATTAGCTACCTGAGTAATATGTTGAACCAAGCGAGTATTCTTATAAGTTAAGGGTAGCTTACTTAATAGCGATATTCCTCAGCGTATTCTTGTTACCCTACGCTTGGACTTAAATTAACTTTATAATCCACGCCACATTAGCATTGATATATTTATTCTCCAATCAATATAATAGGACTACTAGACGCATATATAATAGAGCTGGCAATGATGAAGACAGCATTATAACAACGATATTGAATTGGATTTCTTAACTCTGTGGATAGGTTCCTAGAAAGCAATAGACTTCTGCAAAATGAGCAGGGGGTCAGAGAATTTGAAAACAAGAAGCAGATATGATAAGCATAGAAGACTTAATAGAGACTAATTATTAATAGAACTTGTATGTTGCTAATTAAAATATAAGCTCTGAAGAGTTGAGAGCAACACATTACAATCCTTTTAGCAAAGATTGTAATAAGCCTAGCATGTTATATGGAAATTAGATATGTTAGATTAAATCATATGGAGACGGTAAATGCTCTTGTAAGAATTAATATTACATTAATTAAGACTTTCCAGAAGCAGTATAATATTCTAATTGTATATACAACCAAATAGCCGCTTTGAGTATTAGACAAATATCTGCTTTAGAACAAACAGATCCTAACGTGGTATGAGAATTTAGGACTTTTGTTGATAAATATTTCCGTCGTCATGATCAATAAATTTAGAAATATATTGAGTTAAATTCAGAAAGTTATACTTTTTAGAATTTTTTGGAAGGAGTCGATGACAACAGGAAGAAAAAAATATATTAAAGAGGCTGGGACTCTTTTTTAACTAATAACCGTATTAACACTTCTTATGACTTCTTTGCTAAATCCAATGAAATTCATCTAGCTTCAGGCTCTAGACCTTGAGCTATCTTCAATCCTTCTGATGAGTTAAAAGCCGTGGGAGCTTATGTTTCTCGGTTCTTCATCAGGATAATGAAAGAAATAGAACCCGGATTCATCTCCGGTTATACGGAGAATTAGATAGCATGAAAAATATAGGACATTGTACATCTACAACAATATTCTAGTAATAGTTGTTACAGTTACGATGGTGGCAGTCATGACGCTCATTAACACGAAGAATTAATAGAAGCCGTAGACAATCTAGTCTTAAGAAGGTATTTACCAAAATTCCTTTAATAAATATAATTAGACGAGTTATATCACGCTACTATAATAGAAGCACTCACATCCTTGAAAGGAGTAGTTAACTCTTCTTCAGGACTGTGATTTATTATTAAGGGCACAGTATTTTCAGGACATCCGACTAGAACAACACTATTCAACACGATGAGATCCATTCTATACAATAAATATATGCTTAGTAAAATTAACGTATCTGGAATGGTGTTAGCCTCCGGAGATGATATATTATGTTTTACTGATAAACCAGTACGTCAATAAGATTTATCTTTCATTGGTAAAGCTGGTAGTGGATTAGGGCTAGGATAAAATCCTACTGATTTTGTGTTTGGTGATATATCAATTTAAAGTTTCTTATCAAGAAAAATTTCTATATCTGAAGACAATTAAATATTGTATTACAGAGATGGTTCTAAGTTGCATAAATCTGGTCAATTTATGACAATGAATTGTCCTTTAACTAAAGAACAGTTCGATAGAATGCAAGCCATAGGTGAGAATTACGAAACAGGAGGACTTTCTAGAGAAGATGCTCTTTGGAACAATCATCGACATAGATATGAATGATCGTGGGATAGAACGTTGTAGTAACAATTTTCAGATATATCATAAGAACAAAAAACAGGATTTTATAGTAATTCAAGGTCATAAAAATAACTGCAAGACGATGATAAAATTAAGTAATTTTATAACAAAGATTTCGGTTTTAAGTTAAAAATGTAAAATACTTGGACTACAGGTGACTTTGAGAATATTCAATATCATAAAGAAGTGGACACTTCATATGATGAATCTTGAATTAGAGTGCTATAAACTGTAAGAGCGGGAGGAAACTCATAATAATATTGAGTTCTATGAAATATAATTAGAAAAAAATAGAACATTCAAGAATACCCCATAAATAGATAATAAATGTAAAAAACAATAAAATAAAATAAAAAATAAAAATAAAACAACAAACAATAGTAATAAAAAATGAATTAGATAATTCCTTCTAATTTATAGAAATAAAACAAAATGTACTAAGCATTGGGAGACAGAAATGGATATAACAAACCTATCATCTATGGAAACAATGTTAGTACGTAAAATTCTTACTCAATGTATTTGAAACAATTACAAGATCCTTTCAGTATCAGAGGGGTTAGAATGCCAACAACCATGTCTGTTCCTTGTTAAATAAAGAACATTCACGGATCCGTCACTTTTGTCACCAACGCAGCTGGATATGGCAGAGTAGGTCTATCATTTGCTGAGGGATCAATATTAGGATATAACGACGCCTTACATACCGAGACCGTTCTAGGAGCATAAAGCATTTTACTAGCAACTGATCCCAACTTATCTTCTGGACCTTCTAGAATAGTAGCAGGGGGACTTAGAGTTAGATCTCAAGCAGCAGTTCTAAATGACTCAGGTGTGATGTAAGCTTATGCTTCTCCATTTAGTATCAATACTGCTTCGTATGACGCTTTCAGAGATTCACCAAATCAATGCATATACACTAAAGGTTCTACTGCAACCGTTAGATATTATCCATTCGACGAGACTGAACTACTGTTTGCAAAGTATGATGATTTAAATTGAATAAGAATAGGCCATCACATAGGAATAATGTTTAAAGGATCACCATCCACAGCTTATGATGTAGAATATTCTTTAACATTTGAATATATTTCAACAGTCAATACTGATCTAGTACCACACGTCTACGGACCGGTAGGAGATCCTAGAAAAGTTTTAGGTGATATAACTAATATCAATAGAGCTGCTTCTAACACTCCTTCATCTCTAGATAACCTTATAAGTATAGCTCATGGTATATCCAGGGTTATAACTAATACAGCCGGATAATTTTTATCAGGAAATGGAATGTTTAAGGGTATGAGAGGAGATTTATTCTTGCGGCGACTGCGGTCGTATACGCTAGAACGTTGACTACGTAAAAGTCTACCGACCTGAAATGGTCGGACTCGGTGTGTAAGAACCGAGCGTTGGTTGTCTACGTTAAGACATGAACAGGAAAATCCAAATACCTGTATAAAAAACCTAGGAGACCAC